CCACGTGAAAGCCTGAAACTCGGCGCCTTCAGCGGTGCGAACGAAGATGCGGAACGTCGGAGCCATGAAACCCTCCCGGGGCTGATGGGCGGAATTGCCCGTGGCTTGATTGCTCATCGCTATCTCCTTGTGAGCGTTCGTCTTATCCGCTCCATAAGTAGATATCTACCCCGGATATCTCGGGGAGTCAAATATATAATTCCCTTAGGTTGCCCGGCTCCCACCGCCAATCCTGTCCGGTCACAGGATGCGGTTCGCACGGAACTGCTCGCCAGCAAGCCGGATCCGGCTCCCACCAAAGACCAGCCGGAAGCGTTTCGCGGGTGATCGGCACTGTGGTTTTGCTCGTCAGCACCTTACCCACGCTCCCCTCCCTCGATAGAGCGGAGAAGGGCCGCGAGGATGGCAAGAGGCGCGGTCGCTGCCTCACCATGGCCAAGGCTTTCCATGTCATCGAATAGAAGCTCAGCGCCGAAAAGCGGCTCGCTGGCGGTAAGCCGCCCCTTGGCAATGTGCCACCACACCCCAGGCTTCACCCGCTCCACAAGCGCCAGAGCGTCGTCTATCGACGTTGACCAATCGGGCAGTGCGCTCCAGTGGTTCCCTTCGTCATCGTGCCAGTGCGGAAGCCCCATAGCGGGAGGCGTCCAGCCGAGGGCGATGGCAATATCTCGGTCTAGGTCTTCGTCCCCTTCCGTTGCCGCTTCGATCCTCGCAAGCAGGTCTTTCAGCTTCGCAGCATCAACCATTGGCGTTGTCCTTGAGGGAGAGGAGAAGGGCGCGGGCATCTCGGCAACGGTCTACGTTGACCATCACAGAGGCGAACGGTTCGGCGCGCTCTTCCATGTCTGCGACCTTCGCGAACGGCTCCAGCGCCTCCCGCATCCTTGCCGCGTCGGCTTCGGCGGCGGCGAGACGATGCTCAATAAGCGACGGGTTCAAGTCCCACCACTGCCGCAGAGCTTCGTAGTTGCGCTGCGCCTCGTCCCTCTCGGCTTCTGCGGCGGTAGCGCGGGCCTCGGCGGCGCGTTTATGGCGATATGCTAGTTGCCAGTTTTCCCAATGGTTTGAGCCCATGGACCAGCCACCGCGCGGAGGCACGACAACCTCGGGAGACATGCCGCTGATCGCCGCCTCGGTACGCTGGCACAAGCGGCTGTCGGCATATTCGGCGCCATTGTCCATCTCAATCCAGCCACCGTCGCCATCGGGGATGCCGAGAACGCCGCTCTCCGCGTGCCACTTGTGGTGATCGCGAAGCACCTTCCGCGCCTCGTCCCTCTCCCTCACAAGGGAGGCGATGGTGGTTGCGGCCCGGAAATCCAGATTGGATGGCCCTGCGATCACATCACCATCACTGCGAACTTCAGCTAAAAGCTCGGCAATCAGTTCCGCTGTGTCTGTCATTGGTGGGCTCCGATTTCCAAGTCATACAGCGCCGAAAACGGCATATCGTTTCCAGAGTGGAACACCTCCTCATCGCTGCCCTTGAAGAACTGCTGTGCATCCGCATTGCAGGCTTCGTGCCATGCAAAGTTCTGGAAACTCCCGTCGAAGACGGAATGCTCGCGCAGGTAGTACGAGCCAAGCAGGACGGGCCTACTACACCAGATGCACCGATGCGGCTTGCGAGCGCGGGTGAGTGCTCTGCTGAACATGTGGTACATCTACTTCCCCTCCATACGGAGGGCGGCGCGGTCGAGACGTTCGATCTCAGCGAGGATCAGGGCGCCGGCCTTGACGAGATCGCGGCGGCGGTCTTCCGGCTTGAACCAAGACCTGTCCCACGGCCAGAGCCTCATAGCCGCCGCGAGCAGGTCGTTTACCGGAGCATTCGCGAGGACCCACCGGTAATCATAGCTTCCTGCCGCCAGCGCGTAGATGCCTGCGGCTTCGGCTAACTCCCCTCTCGCGTGCTGATCGTCGTGTTCGGCCGTCCAGCCCTCAACCTCGACTTGGCGGATACGCTCGGCAAGCACGTCGATTACTGCAGCACTTTTGCTCATGATGGCTCCTTGGGGGCGTGGAGGGCGAAAGCGCGGATTGCCGCCATGATCTGCTTGATCGTCGTCCATGGCACCTGAATGTGATCGTAGGGGTCAGGTGCGTCGGCGCCATCATCGACTGGTTCGTCGTCCTCGTTCACGATACGCTCAACGGCAATCGTGAACTCTCCGATGTAAGCGGCTTTCGTCTCTGCGGTCGGGGTCAGCGCCCCCTCCAGTTCCCCCACCCTCTTGCGCAGCGCCAGCAGTTCGGTGGCTAGGGAGGAGACGGTCTGAGGATCGAGGCGGGCGATGTGGGCGGCGTTAATCTTACCTTCGCCTACGGGCCGCCCGGCAGCCCACGTTGTAGCCAGACTGCCGCCATCGTTGAGCGGGTCGGAGTCATTGACCCATCCAAGAGTCACGTCATCGCCGGGGTTTTCATCGAACCACGGCCCCGGCGTCACGCCTTCGCAGCCCTCCAGTATCTCTTCTACCTGTTCGTCAGTCAGCTTTTCAGACATCTAGATCATCCTGTTCTTTCGCGTATGTGCGCTTCAGGGGAGGGCGCGGTCGAACGGCTGCGCGCTTCCCGTTCTTCGTGAGGATGAGCCCGCTTATCCGTTCGGCTTCAAGAGACGGTCGGTACAGATCATTTCCGCGATACCCGGCGCGATATCTGGAAAGAATGCGGGTGGCTGGCATCCCTGTTTCGGCAGAAATGTCATAGGCGGTCTTGCCCCCATCCACCTTCTTGCCGAAGGCCTTTCGAGAGACCGGTGCCCGGTTTTTGGCCTGCTCACTCGGCGTAGCCCATCGGCAATTTCCCGGTTCGTAGTCGCCGTCATTATTGATCCGGTCGATGGAATGCCGATCACTCGGACGACGCCCCATGTCCGCTAGAAACGCCTCAAACGAAGATACCCACCGCTCGCACACTTTGATGCCGCGCCCGGCATACCTAGAGAAATAGCGGGCACTATCGGTCTTGCATCGTGCGTTCATGCGCACCCATGTCTTGTACTCAGCGCTTATTGCGCCGACCGCTGACTCACCGTGTTTAAAGTTTCCCATCCATCATCTCCGTACGATGGTGCCGTCTAGTCTGCGCTTCCAAAGCCCGTTTCGGTTCGTCTGGAACGACGAACGCGTATCCTCGCGTGGCAGTAGGTTTTTCCGTTTCACGCGGTAGGTCTTGGCCTTGAGCGCAACGTCAACCGCGTTCTTGCCCGGCAGGCACCAGCCGCACGTCACCCCAAGGTTATCTTCTGCGTTACGGCCCCCGTTAATGAGCGCGATCAGATGTTCCAGCGTCCAAGCCTCACCAGGGCGAAGCTTCCGGCCGCATTGGGTGCACTTGCCATCGCAGCGCTCGAAGACGCGGACGCGGACCCGAGGCGGCGCCGGAGTGTCATCGGTTGCGCCAATCCAAAGGGGGAGGGACCGGCTCATCAGTACGAAAACCCGTCAGCGACATCGTTCGGCACTTCAAGCTCATGGACCTTGAAGCCAGCTCGTTCCATCGCTGGCCACAGGTGCCGCAGAACGCCTCCACCCCAACGCCCGCCGAACTCAACGCCGGGGAAATAGTCATTGATAAGCCAAGTCCGAACCGCTTTCGCTAGCGCATGGTCGCCGCTGATGCTGGTCTGGCTTCCCTCGAGAAGCTTGCCATCCGGCCACGTCACGAAATAGACGACTGTGGGTTTCTTGCTCATGCCGCTTCCTCCAGCCACCCGCCCTTGCGCGTTTCTGTCAACGCAATCCCGTTCCCATCGCAGTACGCGAGGCAGTAGGTGATCAGGCTCCAGGCGCGGCGCACCGACATGAGCGCGCTGCTCTCCCGGATGTTGACGAACTCGCCCTCCAAGCCGGGAAGCACGTCCGACCCTTCACCCGTCGCGGCGGCATGGCCCGAGATCAGCAGCACCTTCCACACGGCGGCGCTGCGAGGCTTGCCGGCGAACTTGTGACCGGACTTCGCAATGTCCGAACAGATCGCGTGAAACATCGCGTTCTGGTCGTTGGAGCGGGTAGGCTCGGAAATGGTGACGGTGTAGCGGTCGGGCGCATCGCGCAAAGCCCGCAAGGCATTGCCGCGCACGTGGTCGTTGACGAGGTGGAAGGTCTGCTTGTCGGTCATATGAACGCCCCGGTGACGCGGAAATAGGCTTCCGAATAGAGCGTGCACAGGTAGAGTTGCTGGTGCTCGGGCAGTTCCAGAAACTCGTAACTGTCGAGCAGCGCGGCGCACTCGGTAAGGTCGCCATCCTTGCGGGCGGTTTCCAGCTTGCGCTCAGTGTCGGAATACCAATCGAGGGTAATGGGGGCGTGTTTCATGCTGCCATCCTCCCGCGCGGATTTTCATAGGTGCGGATCGCCGCGACGATGGCCTCAAGTTCCTCGTTGAACGCCGCGACCGACTTGGCCAGATTGGCGATATACGCCTCGTCCCGGTTGATGGTCAGGATCAGCGGCGGCAACTTCGGGCAGTAGGACACGAAGGACCACGTTTCGCGTTCGGTGACCCACAAGCTGCCCTGAACCTGGGCGACGTGCTCGACGGGCAGGGTGCCGCGCTGCAGCCGGTCGATCTGCACGGCGGGGATGGCCACCTTGATCTCTAGCCCGGCCTTGTCGCCAAGCAGGCTATCCGGGCTGCAACCGGCATTGCCGTTGCGCACGAAACCTACCCGGATGGGTTCCTCGTCCCGCATGAAGGCGAACAGCGAACGCGCCTCGTCCTCAAGTTCCTTGCCGCGCTCCATGAAGGCATTCGAGTAGCCTTCCGGGGCAGGCTCGCCGGTCAGGATTTCACCGGCAAGCTGGCGCAGGTATTTCGCGCGGGTGACACTGGCGCCACCGTCCTTGCCCTTGGCCATCACGGTCGAGAATTCCGATGCCGTGGGGATGCCGGCGCGGGCCGCGAACCACTCAGGCGTGCCTTGGATGCAGTCGATGATCTGGATCATGCGTCCTCCAAGACCTTGCGGATTGAGAACTTCACGGACTCGTCGTCGCTGTTCCGCAGCAACCAGTCGAGATAGTCGCGCGGAGTGTCGGCAATCTTGGTTCCACGATGCTTCCCGAAATTGAGGGTTGTCAGTAGCGCGGGCTCTCGGCTGATCTGCACCATCTCGCGAACCGACATGTGCCGAGTCAGTTCATCGAACAGGCTGGCCGTGATGCTGGCATCGTAGAGCGCACGGTGCGGCTGTCCTTCGGTCGGGTCGGGCAGTCCTAGTTCGTACCGAAGGAACTGATTGGAGTGCGACGGAAAGTCCGGCCAAACCCGCAAGGACACCTTGTAGGTGCACACCCAATGCTTGGCGAAATCGTCGCCAAGGAATTTGCGGTCGAAGTCGGAATTGTGTGCCGCCGCAATATCGGCGCGGTATTCTCCGATGACATCTTCGATCTTCGGAGCGCCTGCGATATGCGCCTCGGTGATGTGATGCACCGCCTTTGCCATCGAAGGAATTGGAATGCCTGGGTCGATCAGGTCGGAACGGTGCCCGCCAATCTGCCCATCAATCCAGTCCACCTTCGCGATCTCAACGATGGCATCGGTTGCCGGATCGAGGCCGGTTGTTTCGGTGTCTACGATGCGAACGAGGTTCACTTGCGCCCCCGCTGTTCGAGCAGGCGCAGCGCCTCGGCAAAGCGAGCGGCGGGCAGGCCGGGGATTGCCTGAATACGGAAGTAGGCACAGAACTTCGGCAGGTCGGCGCCGACCTCATCGATCTTGGCCAGCAACTGGTCGCGCTGTTCGTCGGTGATCAGGTCGGCGTTCTCGTCCTCAGAGGACCTTCCGTCATCATCCGCCGATGCCGCCAGCCCCAGAGCGGACTTCAGGGTGTAGCGCTGCAGGTAGGTGATCGTGCTGCCGATCGACTGAATGCTGTTCTTCTTGCCGCTGTCATCACGCCCGGCGCTGAGGGTGTTTTCCTCGCTATGGCCGTCACGATGCGCTATGATGCACGTCACCGAAACCGGCTCGTTCATCACGGACGTGGTGCGGAAACGGTAGCTGAGGCCGTGGGCGGCGAGGATTGGATCGACCGTGCGGGCGATCTCGCCTAGGTCTTCGTGCTGGTAGCTGGTCTTGCTCTCGCCGGTCTTGTGCTCGTAGGCAACCGTCCGGTTCTTGACGATCACCGGGATTTCGGCTTTGGCGTCGGACAGGGCGTTGTAGAACGCCTTGCGGGCGGCATCGGCATCCATCTGGCGCTTGAGGGCGATGAAGCGTTCAACCCGTTCCGGGTCGATATCCGGGTTCGTGGCCATGCGCTCGATCACGTTGAGGATCGCGGCGCTTTCGGAAGCTGCCGGGGCAATCGGCAACTGGTCTACGGGCTTCAAGGTGGCAACCTGGTTCATTTCTTCCTCGTCGGTGTCATTATCGGAGCAGTCGCCGCCGCTATAGCGAGGGCATAGGCCATCAGGCGGGGGCGGTTGGAGGCCAGTACGGAGGATAGAATGGCTGGGTCTGGCGCAGTGCTGTTCGACGTGTACGATGGCACTCCGATGCGACCACCGAAATCAGCGCCGGGAATGGCGGGGATGACGCGGTTCATGAGACACCTGCTTTCGACAGGGCGGCGCGGATCTTGCGCCACACGTCTAGTCCGCGCCCGCCGACGAGCACAGTTCTGGAACCGTCCGGGCCTTCGGGTAAATCAGCGGTCCAGTAGTCGTCCATCGCCTTCAGCGCCTCCACCAGTTCGGGAGCGGAGGCGTGGAGCGGTACATCGTCTTCCAGCAGGCGGGTTGACGATGTGGGCATGAGTGACCACCCATGCGGGCGCTCTGCCTTCGGCAGCGCCATCACATCGATTCCATCCACGTACCAGCGGCGTGCCCAAGCAATCGGTTCCATCACACACTCCCCACAGATGCCAACGCCCTGTCCGTAGCGGCGAGGTTGGCGTCACTGGCCTCGATATGTCGCAGGTTGATTTCAGCGCGGCGGGTGCGGGCGGCGTATGCCAGCATGTCAGCAACCGAGCAGCCGTTGAACAGCGTCGCGATGCGGGCCTGCAAGAGCGTGGTGGCACGCTTCCGACGCTGGTATCGAGAGCCAAACCGAGACGCGATAATGGCGTCAAAGCCGGCGTGCCCGTAGCCTGGGATGGTCGGAGCCGTCTGTGCGCAAACAGCCCGCAGGTAGATCACCCGAGTATCGGCGTTGATGCGCACGTCACGAGCATGGGACTGCGCCGCATATGCAGTTATCTGAGAGAGCGCAGCGGAAATATCGGCGGTCATGGTCTATCCCCATGTTGGGAGTGGATCAGGCGGGCTGATGCGTGATGATGTTCTCGGACAGCCGCTTCATGGTCTCGACCAGCGGGTTGACGAAGCTGACCTCGATGCCGTTCTCGCGGCCGAGGTCGATCACCTTGCCGAGCGCGCCCATGAATTCGTGGAGCTTGCGCTGCTCTGCATCAGGCATTGCAGCGATGTAGGCTTCAGCATTCGCGAATGCCTCGGCAGGCGTGTCGCCTTGCTCAACATGGTACGCGGTGCCATAGGTCTCACGGGCGTCGGCGTACTGGATGAACACCAGCGGCGTGCGATGTGACTTGAACGTGAACTGCGGGTCCGGCTTTGCGAGCCCCTTCGCCAGCATCGCGTCGGACAGGGCGTTCAGGCGGCTCTGAATTGCGGTCTCGTCCATTCTCATTCCCCATTGTGTGTATTGGCATCACTGTGATCCCGGCCGCATGGGTCGGGATGGCGGTGGTTAGGCGGCCTTGCGGTCGTTGATGAGTTCCGCCGGAATGTTGGAGCTGCCCAGCCCGAGGCGGGCGGCAAGCACGCCGCCGAGCATCCCAAAATCCCACTTCGCGGTGTTGTTCGGAACCGCGCCCATCGTGCGGGCCATTTCGCGGACGCTGGCGCCGTTTCCAGACCACGGGCGCACCGCGCTATCCGGGTAGCGGCCCGGATGCTGCTTCATGTACGCGGCCATTTCCTTGTCATGCGTGCGGCTGTTCGCGCTCATTCTCATTCCCCTAGCGTGTGCCGTTGCGATTGCGTTGGGGAGATATTACCAAGACGGTAAGCGATTGCAAGCACTAAATTACCATGATGGAACTATCATGCCAGATGCGAAGAAACCCCAGCTTTCGCCGGGGCTTCCCGTTATGCCAACATGGTTTGGTCTAGTGAGCTGCGGCCTTCAGGTAGCGCATGGTGTGGGCCATGTTCTCCATCGCCAGGCCAAGTTCGGTCCGCAAGACGACCGGAGCATGGTTGCGGAACTGGAAGCAGAAAATGAGGTCGTCGGTCAGTGGGTCGTGGAGTAGCTGGTAGCCATCCGGTCTTTGCGCCGTATGGCACGTAATTGGCCGTCATGGAATTTTTGGATTTAGGGGGCTTGCGTGTAACTTACCATCACGGTAAGGTGCCCCCATGATCAAGCTCAAGGAATGGCGCACCGACCCGGAACGCAACCTCACGCTGGAAGCGGCGGGGAAGTTGGTCGGTATATCGGCGGTGCACTGGCGCAGGCTGGAAATTGGCGAGCAGTCGCCATCCCCGGAACTGGCGAAGCGGATCGAGGCCGTCACCAGCATTCCCAAGCATGAGCTTCGCCCGGACCTGTGGGAAGCAGCATGACCAACAGCAACGGCCAACTCCGCGCACTGGTGGAACGCATCATCCGGCTTCGCGAAGAGGCGTCCAACATCAAGGGCGACATTCGCGAGGTCTACGCGGAAGCCAAGTGCAGCGGTTACGACAAGACCATCCTCGGCAAGGTCGTCCAGTACATCGAGAAGCGCGACAACGCCCCCGCTGAGGTAGCGGAGGCGGATGCGGTCTTCGAACTGTATCTGAGCGCCTATGATGGTGCCTCGCCTTCAAGTGGCACGGCGCTTGCCTCGCACACGCATGAGGCCAGCCAGTGACCTACCTTCTCATCGCCGCCGTCCTTCTCATCGCCCTTGTGATCTTGGCCATTGTCGCTGGGGGGAGGGACCGGTGACCCTCCCAATTTCAAGTTCCGCGCGCGCGGTATCTCCCCTGCGCATCGCGGCGGCCGGCCGGGACGCCGGTGTTCCCTCCACTGGCGTCCCGGTTCCATACCAACCTCAGAGGAATGAACCGAGCCGCATTGGGGCGATGCGTGGGTTTTGCTCGGTCCATTCCTCTGGTGTTGTGCACCAGGACTGGTCGGCCTTTCGGGGCCGGGCTGGGATGTTCACTGGTTTCTCCCAGTGTTTGACGACCTCCCTGTCGACTGGCCGGGGGCTTCACGCTTCCGGCCTCTTTTCCATTTTCGGCAGTCAGCCACGCCGGCAAGCAATCGCTGATCTGCCTCCATCCGTCCATTTCAAAGCCTCCATCTCGCTAGGTCACCACCCTAGCGAGAGGCTGCGTAATGAAATCCACGAACTTCACGGACCCGAAAATGACAATTGATGCCGCGCATGACTATGCGTCGCGTCTGCTCGACCTAGAGCAGCGGGGCAGCTCCGATACCGAGGGGGCGTTGTTCCGTCTGGAGCAGCGCTACGGGATCAGCCCGAACCAACTCCTTCACCTGAGATCACGGCGCGCCAAGAGCTGCGACGTGAGCCTCTTCGCCCGGTTGCGGGGTGCGTACCTGGGCCTATGCGAGCGGCAGGTCAGCAAGCTCCAGCACGAAATCGCAATCGAGAAGGCCACGACTGATGCTGATCTGGCGGATTTGGAAACTCGTGCTCGAGTTCTGGCGAATGAGATCGCGGCGAAAAAGGCGGCGCTGAAATGAACGTCATCGAAGCCCTATCATCCGCTGCGCAGCGCGGCGTTGAGGTCACCATCCTCACAAATGACCGAGAGGCACCGTCGCTGCGGTTCAGGTGGCAATTTAAGGAATATCGGGACTGCGCCGTTGGGACGTTCAAGGCAGCGGGCTTCACGGCGCGCGTCATTGATCTGGACGGAGACGCATCCGAATGGACGCTGAGGCGAGGCAAAGCCCTCATTGCTGATGGCAGTACCTACGATTGCAGCCCGTTCTACCACTTCGATGCCTGCCTGCTGGCGGCTGAGGCGGCGTTGCTGGCTGCTGCCCGTGAGCGCCTTGCAACCTTCACCCGCTGACGATTAACCCCCTTCAAGGAGAACGTAGATGCGCATGAAGCCGAAAACCCACCTTCGTCAGATCGCCTTGCACTTGGCGATGGAACTGTCGTCACGCAAAGGCCCCGTCTCATCCGACGATGTGATCCGGGATGCGAAACGGTTCGCGAAATTCCTCTCCAAGCCGCGCTGACCCCCGTCCAGAACCCCAACAAGGAAGGTGAGTGAGATGCGCATCGGAGGCATTGGCCTATTCAACCGCAATAGCGCCGGGGACCTGATCCTCGTCAGCTATCACCCGCGCACGTCCCCTACGTGGCACTGGTCGGTGCTCATCACACATCGCCAGCCGGACAGTCAGCCGCACAAGGCGTTCATTCGGACGGGCCAATGGCACGACTATCACTGGCTCCCGTTCGGCTTCCGGCTCGTTGTCTCGCGGCAGGATCACCACAAGGGCAGGCTGGCACAATGAACCTCTGGCCCTTCTTCCCCCGCCCTGAACCATCCATCCTCGTTGACCGCGTATGCGAGCAAGCGACGACGATAGCGGTACTGGCTGAAGTCGCACAGCAGCAGGCAGCGCATATCGAGGCGCTTCGCCGTGCCTCAAAACTCAATCGCCGGATGAAGCGCAAGGACTCCTCCGACATCGTAGCGGCACGGATCAACACAACCGAGAGACTGCGCAAGTCGGTGGGTGCGCCATGACCATCCCCGAAGCCGAAGCTTTCTCCCGCGCTGTCGAGTCTGGCGCGTTTGATGGGATGAAGCCGCCGAAGGTGGAGGACGCATATGTAAGGAAGGTGGAACTAGCGGAAGGGGTCGTGCTGTATCAGGGGGACTGCCTGAAGGTGCTGCCAACGCTGGGGCGGTTCGATGCGGTTGTGACCGATCCTCCGTATGGGATTGGTGCGGATAAGAACCTGCGCGCCAACAAGCAGCACGGCGCTGCCGCTGCGCCGAGCCGCGACTATGGTGTCGGCAATTGGGATGCGGCTCCTCCTGACGCTGCGGCCATAGAGTTGATCGTTGCGGCTGCGCGTCACGCTATCCTGTGGGGCGGCAACTACTTTCAAGTTCCGCCCGCAAGCGGCTGGCTTGTGTGGGACAAAGAAAACGGCACCAACGGCTACGCAGACTGCGAATTGGCGTGGACCAATATACCGCAGGCCGTCCGCCGCCTGAAGTGGCGTTGGGCCGGTATGTTGCAGCAGGACATGCGCAACAAAGAGGATCGCGTTCACCCGACCCAAAAGCCTGCTGAGGTCATGCGCTTTAGCATCCAGCAGGTGCCAGACGCGCTTACCATCCTCGACCCCTTCATGGGCTCCGGCACCACTGGCGTTGCCGCTGTCAAGCTAGGCCGCCGCTTCACCGGAATTGAGATCGATCCGGGGTATTTTGACATTGCTGTCCGTCGCATTGAGCAAGCTCTGCGCCAGCCCGACTTCTTCGTAGACCCCCCCAAGTCCCCCCACCAGGAGCCTCTACTGTGACCGCATCAGTACCGGAAGGGTTGGTGTCCAACCGAGAGACTGCGCAAGTCGGTGGGTGCGCCATGACCATCCCCGAAGCCGAAGCGTTCTCCCGCGCTGTCGAGTCTGGCGCGTTTGATGGGATGAAGCCGCCGAAGGTGGAGCCAGCCGTCAGCAGCCCATCGAGCGCGGTTATGCTGGATGCGCCATTTCCGTGGTTTGGCGGAAAGTCTGCCGTCGCAAGTCAGGTGTGGGCGGCGCTCGGCAACGTTGCACATTATGTTGAGCCATTTTTCGGCTCCGGCGCGGTGTTGCTGCAGCGACCACATGCCGGGAAGTTTGAGACCGTAAACGATATTGACGGGATGGTCGCAAACTTTTGGCGCGCAACCCGATACGCCCCGGATGAGGTAGCGGAACACGCGGACTGGCCGTGCAACGAGGCTGACCTGCACGCGCGTCACATATGGCTTGTGGGAGAGCGAGACAGCCTCACCGAGCGGCTAATGGGCGATGCTGGATGGTTCGATGCGAAGGCCGCCGGGTGGTGGCTGTGGGGGGCCTGCAACTGGATCGGCTCTGGCTGGTGCAGCGGCAGGGGGCCGTGGGCCTCTGTAGATGGCGTTATGATGGATACACGCCAGCTACCGCACCTGTCCTCGGCCCAAGGCGTCAACCGCAAGCTACCGCACCTGTCCTCGGCCCAAGGCGTCAACCGCAAGCTACCGCACCTGTCCGAGGGCCGAGGCGTCAACCGCAAGCTACCGCACCTGTCCGAGGGCCGAGGCGTCAACCGCAAGCTGTTCATCACTTCGTGGATGAACGAGCTAGCCGATAGACTGCGGGACACCCGAATTGCCTGCGGTGACTGGACGCGCGTAACCGGCCCCGCTGTGCTGGACGCTGGCGGCGGAATTACGGGGGTTTTCCTAGATCCTCCATATGACCAAGGCGAGCGCGCTGATGTGTACGCGATGGAGTCGCCCGTAGCTGCAGACGTTCGCAAGTGGTGCGCCGAAAATGGCGGCAACCCTTCTATGCGAATTGTGCTGGCCGGCTATGACGGAGAGCACAACGAATTGACGGCCCTCGGTTGGGACGTGTTCGAGTGGAAGGCGCGCGGCGGCTACGGATCGCAAGGAAACGGGCGCGGGCGCGAAAATGCCTCGCGTGAGCGCCTATGGCTATCCCCGCACTGCATGGGCGTTGCCCCTGATCTTTTTGCGGGGTCACCCTCCCCCAAGTCCCCCCACCAGGAGCCTCTACTGTGACCGCATCAGTACCGGAAGGGTTGGTGTCCAACCGAGAGACTGCGCAAGTCGGTGGGTGCGCTGTGACCATCCCCGAAGCCGAAGCATTCTCCCGCGCACAAGCGTCTGGCGCGTTTGATGGGATGAAGCCGCCGAAGGTGGAGCCAGCCACCGAACTGCTGGCCGCGCTATCCGCCGCCAAGGGCTATCTGCTAAACGCCAAGATTGACCTCGAAACCGGCGCTCCGAAGCGGACTGCCATCGCGACGATCAGCGGCGGCATTCGGATGATAGACGCCGCGCTTGCCAAGGCCAACCCCCACCAGGAGCCTCTACTGTGACCGCATCAGTACCGGAAGGGTTGGTGGCCAATGACAATGGCGGGTTGTGGCTGACGCTGCCATTTCCGCCTTCGACCAATAATCTCTTCGTCAACGTTCCGAAGCGGGGACGGGTGCGCTCGTCTCGCTATGACCAGTGGCTGAAAGAGGCGGGCTGGGAGCTGCAATCGCAGCGGCCTCGGAAGATGGGCGGCAAGGTCGCAGTGACCATCTGCCTTTGCCCCGTCGATAAGCGCCGCCGCGATGCGGACAACGGCGCCAAATCGGTTCTCGACCTTCTCGTCAAGCACGGCGTCATTGAGGGCGATGATAGCCGATTTGTGCGGAAGGTGACAACGCAGTGGGTGGATGTAGGGGCGCATTGCACCGTGTTTGTGGAGCAGGCGGCATGAGTTCGTACAAGCAGAAATATGCGGCTTGGAAGCGCGCTCATGACGGAGCGCAGATGCTGAGGGCCATGCCGCCGCCAGAACAAGACTGGTTCGTTGAACCGTCTCTGCCATACGACGAGTATATCCCAGAGGCGTCGGCCACCGGGCCGTTTGCATGGCGTGAGGTGCTGTACCAGGTCTGCCAGAAGCACCGCATCACCATGCAGGAACTGGTCGGAGTGCATCGCGCAGTCCCGCTCTGCGCCGCACGTCATGAGGCGGCATTTCGGCTCATCGTGGAGCTGGGGCTGAGCTATCCAGCGGCTGGGCGGCGACTGTCGAGGGACCATTCGACCATCATTCAATCGGTTAAGCGGTTCGTAAACCAAGACCCTGTGGCGGCATCCAAGTACAGCGAGTTCTGCTCTCGTCTTGAGGGACAAGCGGAGAGGCTGAAGGCCGAAATTATCCGCCTGCACTATGTCGAAGGCATGTCGGTGTCGCGGCTAGCGAAGCGGTTCGGCATGGACCGGACGAAGCTGACGCGGTGGCTGGTCGAGGGAAAGCCGGCCGCGATGAAGGCGGCGGCATGATCGATATCGCCGCGACCATTGAAGCAATGAAGAACGCCGGGCTGGACGCAGAGGCTATCGTCTCTGCATTGGCCTGCGTTCGGGTTGTTTCGGCGGCCCCGGTTCGCAGCGCAGCTGCCTCGCGGCAGGCCCGGTATAGAGCCCGCAAAGCGTCACAGAGCGTAACGAATGACGTAACAAGCGTAACGCGTGACGCTGGCGACCCCCTTCCTAGCAAAGAAGGCCCCCACACCCCCAAAGAAACTCAACCAACCCTCCCCACCACCCACAAAGAAAACCCCCCTAAAGGGGGTCAAAAGAAAGCTTCCCGCCTCCCCAGCGACTGGCACTTGCCGGACGGTTGGGGCGCTGACGCCATCGAAGCCGGGTTGCCGGCTCACCTCATCGACCTCGAAGCCTCGAAGCTCCGCGACTGGTCGCTGTCCTCCAAGAACGGGGCAAAGCTGGATTGGCGGGCAACGTGGCGGAACTGGTGCCGGGAAGCGGCGGCCAGGGCTAGGCCGCGCGGCTCCCCCAGAAACGACATGGACAACCTGATCGACTCCCTCGTCACGCAAATGGACAACGCAGATGCAAGGCCCCCAACGGAAACTCAAGGATATCAAGCGGCTGCTCTCCGCCTTCCCGCCTATTCCAGGTGACCCGGCGCTGGTGCTGCACAACTACCTCATGGCCGTTGACGATTGGGCCGCCGACTTCGTTGAGGAGGCCGTGACCCTCTACATCAAGGGAAACGTTCCGGGATTTGACGGGCGGTTTGCGCCAACGGCGCCGATGCTGGCGACTGGGTGCCGGCTGGCCAATGAGCGGCATGCCCGACAACGGTATCTGGACGGCCTGTCCGTTCCTAAGCTGCCGTCACCGACCATTGAGCACACTGCCGAACAGCGTGCGCGTGCCAAGGCCCAGGTTGATGCATTTGTCGCGGCGCAGGATGCCGTGACGCTCGGTGCCGAGGAAACCAAGGCGCGCAACGATCGGTGGGCCAAGGTCAATGCTCGGTTTGATCCGCCGCAGGATGATCGGTCGATCATGGAGCGTCTGATGGGCTACTCGGTCGGCGCTCCCGAGTCCGACGACGCCGCCGCCTAACCCAACGGAGA